TTTTCAAGCAAAATGGTGAATTTTCTATTGTTTACTCAAAGCCAGAAGAAGCAGAGCAAGAAGAATCTAGGATAGATTTTTATACATCTCCTGAGGCATCCCCGGATAAAAAGTCAGTATGCTTAGTCAGAATTATAGCTAAGGACGGTAAAAACAAAGCGGAAAAAAGTTTTTCTGACATAACCAAAGATAATTTGTGGGATATAATTTCTCTGTTCTTTGACTATTCAGACCTTGAAAAAATCCAGAAAAGTGAGATCGACAGATTTTTGATGGGATTTTCTAAGGGAATAAAAGAGATATTAAAATCTGATAAAGCAGAAGAATTGCCTCCATCTTTCAAAGCTTTTGTAAAAACATTAAAGAATTCTTTGACTGGACAAATTAATTTGAAGTTGTCAAATAGTTCAGAAAAGACTAAATTTGAAAGTATTATAAAATCCTTCGTTCAGAATTTCAAGAATTGATTTATTCCTCTTCTGTATCTTCCTCAAATATTTCACCGAATCTTTTTGGTATTAAATCAATTTTATCTTTTGTTATTTTCTTAAGTGAATTCATCACTACCAGATAGCCTATAGAAGTGCCAGGAATTGGCACAGTCAAAATTATGGCTACTAAAGGAGCAATTTTCGGAACATCCAAAAGATCTTTCAAAGCTTTTTTTATTTCATCGTCAGACGGGGGTTTGTCCCCACTAAATTTTGAAGACAAAACTTGAGTTAATGTGGTAGATGAATTTTTGAGATCCCCGAATTCATTCTTCCAAGCTTTAATAATTTTCTTATGTAATTGCAAATATGAGGGTCTTTATTATAATACTTCCTCTTTCTTCTTTAGTTCCGTCAAAAAATTTTCCCAAACCTCTCCTCCTTCTTTAATACCTTTTGTTTGAAATTTATGAGACTCTGCCCTTTTGGACATTATGTAGGATGCAATAATTGCGTCCTTTAATTCTATTTCTTTTTTAGAAACCATTTCCTGAAGTCTTCTGATAGACTTCAAAGCTTCCTCCTTATTTACAAATCTAAGTCCCTTAGGATGATTATTTTTCTTTCCGAATGGGTTAACATCGTTCAGATAAACATTTTCAAATAAATCGAATGTAATTAGGTTTCTCACCATTTATATATTCAATTATTTATGAAAAATGAAACCTTATAAAAAGTAGATTATAAAATCAATATGATCATTGATATAGAGACCCACGGTTCTTCAGTTTCAGTTTCTCATTATACCCAGGAAGGGGAAGTAAACATTTTAAAAATCCCAATCCCAAAATCACAACAGTTTGTTTGGGAAAAAACAACTCCCTCAGATAAAACCAGGGATAAGGAATGGATGTCTTGGGACGGTTTCCCAGTTAGAAAGCATTCCACGTATAAGTTGGATAAGCATAGGATAACTGAGATTTTAGAGACTATTGATCCAGAGATTACTAAACCACTTTGGGAATACCAAACTCCGAAAAAATATTTCGTAGACATAGAGGTTGAAATAACGGATAACAGAGCGGATTCTTTAGATACTGAAAATGCTAAAAATAGGATTCTTTCAATAGGGATGGCATCTTCACACGGTAAAATCTTAGTAATAGGATTAGAGGATCTGTCACCAGAAAGAATCTTGACCATTGAGAAAAGAATCAAGGATCATTTTAGTGGTCAAAAGGGAGAATGGACATTTAATTATAGGAAATTCGAATCTGAATTTGATATGATTTACACGTTCCTTTCAAAATTAGTCCCAAAAATGCCACTTATAACTGGATGGAACTGGTTTGGATATGACTGGCCTTATATAATTAATAGGTGTAGGAGGTTGGGGATTGATCCAAAAATATGTTCTCCTAGTTCAATTTTGATAGGGAAAAATCAGCTACCACTCCACATTTTAATGGTCGACTATCTTGAGATCTATAAAAAATGGGATAGGGTTATTAAAATTAGGGAATCTAATTCACTTGATTACGTTGCAAGTCAAGCAATAGGAATTCGAAAAATAAATTATCAAGGATCTCTTAAAGATCTATATGAATCTGATTTTGAAACATTTATTTTCTATAATGCAATTGACTGTGGATTAGTACATTACATAGACCAAAGATTGGATACCCTTTCCACATTTTTTAAAATTGCTGGTGTTAGCCGTGTGGAAATAAATCGTGCACTCTCTCCTGTTTGGACCACGGAGATTTTGATGTTAAGGAAATTTATGGAGAGAAAAAGAGTTATAGTTCAGGAAAAAAAGAAAGAGTCACACGTAAAATTTGAGGGTGCTTATGTGAAGAAACCCGAAAAAGGATTGTACGAATGGATAGCATGTTTTGACTTTGCATCTCTTTATCCAAATACTATGATGCAATGGGGAATTTCCCCCGAAATTTATTTAGGAAAAAATCTAAAAGAAATTCCAGAGGGAGCAATCAAAACTTCATCGGGTGCGGTATTTTATAGTAAAGAGGGACAAGAGCCTGTTCTGAGGGAGATATTAAAATCACTTTATGCCCAAAGAAAAGCCACTAAGAAGAAATATTTTGAATGTGAAAAAGAAATAGAAAAAATAAAAAAAATAATTAAACAAAAATCATAAACATTGAAATAATAAGCATTCTCTATTAGATATATAAAGTATGAGAGTTATATATAAAATTACCAATAATATAAATGGAAAAATATACATCGGAAAGGATTCAAGAAACAGAAGGTCATATATGGGAAGTGGTCAATCTATAAAAAATGCAATCAATAAGTATGGCATAGACAATTTTTCTAAACAAATTATAGATTGTGCTGAAACTCTAGAAGAATTAAACGAAAAAGAAAGAAAATGGATATCTCATTATATGTCTTATATTCCTAGTATAGGATACAATAGAGGTTTAGGGGGAGAGGGAAATTGGGATCTTTCATTAATGTCAGAGGACGATTTACTAAAAATGAAGCAAAAACAGAGAACAACTTTCTCCTCTTCAGAATTTAGGTTAAGAAAAAAAGAGGACATCACGAAATATTTTAGTAATTCAGAGAATAGAATAAAACAATCTGAGATTATAAAAAAGTCATGGGAAAATTCTACAGACGAGTTTAAGGATAGTGTTATAAAAAGATTGGAGATGATGAGGCAAAAAAGATGGAGCAATCCCGAGGCTAGAGAGAAGGCTTCTAGGTATTTTAAAGAAAATAATCCCTCATATGATCCTAAGTTTAGGGAAAAGCTGTCATTGGAAAGAAGAGGTGGAAATAATCCTGCTAGTAGGGAATGTATTATAGAAGGGATTGAATATAAGTCGATTATAGATGCTATGAATGCACTCGGACTGACTAGAAATCAGATTCAGTACCGTTTAAAAAGTAAAAAATTTAATAACTATAAATATAAATAACATGAACAATCAAAACTTCCAACAATGCTCTCATCTAGATATTGAAAAAAATTACGAGAAATTAATTTCCAGCGGGAACGATCCATTATCCGTGATTTATAATATGCAAAAAAGCATACAAGAAGATGTGTACGGGTATGATTTCGACGAAATTAGGTCCACTATAGGAAATTTAAAAAAATTCATAGACTGGAACGAGGAAGCAATAAGAGACGAGGATAGAGAATTTCAAGCTGCATTAACAGGAATACATTCGTATCCTGGGTGCTGGAAGCCATGGAAAACCAAACATACCGAAGCAATGGAGAGAAAATTAAGTGATCTAACAGAAGATGAACTTAAAGAACTCCATTTTGAATGGATAGACAAGTTGCATTTTATGTTAAACGAAGCTATAGCAATAGGATTAACTCCCGAAAAAATAACGGACTATTATATAGCAAAAAATAAACACAATGTGGAAAGACAAAATAGGCCAGGGGGTTACTAAGTTACTAAATATATAGATAAAAATAAAATGAAAAAATTAGCAGCAATATTAATTTCTGACAGGATTTCAGAAAAAGTAGGAAGAGGAGAAATTTCTTTCGGAATTAGAAAAAAAATTACCGATTTTATTTTAACTGATTTCAATTACAGAGATAATATTTTAGAAAAGGGGAAAAATCAAATTAATGTATTTTGTGTTTGTGAATATATTGAAGATAATTCGAAGTATTCTAAGGCATTTGAAATTAGTATATAAAGAAAACAAAAACATGGAAAAAATTTTAGAAAACAATCCACAAAGATTCTCCCTGCTGCCAGTTCAGCATCACGATTTATGGAAAATGTATAAAACTGCTGAAGCTAGTTTCTGGACAGCGGAAGAAATTGATTTAGCACAGGATGTTTCTCATTGGAGGGATAAACTCAACGATAACGAAAGATATTTCATTAAACATGTTCTTGCTTTTTTCAACAACTCAGATGGAATTGTTAACGAGAACTTAGCTGCTAATTTTTTTAACAAGGTTCAATATCCAGAGGCAAGATGTTTTTACGGTTTTCAATTAATGATGGAAAATATCCATGGAGAAACATATTCTTTATTGATTGATACCTACATTTCTGACAAACAGGAAAAAGAACATCTATTCAATGCTATTGAAACAGTACCATCGGTTAAGAAAAAAGCTGATTGGGCTTTTAAATGGATTGAGAAGGGAACTTTTGTTGAAAAATTAATAGCTTTTGCTGCAGTGGAAGGAATTTTCTTTTCTGGTTCCTTTTGTTCAATCTTCTGGCTAAAGAAGAGGGGGTTAATGCCAGGATTATGTTTTTCTAATGAATTAATATCTAGGGACGAGGGCTTACATTGTGATTTTGCCTGTCTTCTTTATACTCAACACATAGAAAACAAACTTTCTGAGGAAACTGTTAGGCAGATAATCTCCGAAGCAGTAGAGATAGAAAAAGAATTTATTACTTCTTCCCTTCCTGTAAGATTGATAGGGATGAATTCAGATTTAATGTCTCAATACATTGAATTTGTTGCAGATAGATTATTAATATCCCTTGGACTCCCAAAAATCTGGGGAACTAAATGTCCATTTGATTTCATGACAAATATTGCATTAGAAAATAAAGGTAATTTCTTTGAAGGAAGAGTGGGGGCTTATCAGAAAAATGGCGTTATGGATAGCACCAAAGATGGCCAAAATGCCACAAAAGAATTCACAATGGATGCTGATTTTTAATTTTTGAGTTTGAGCTCCTGCTTGATATATAAATAAATTTACAAGAGTGTCTCAAAAAACTAGAACCCAGTTAAAACAACTATTTTCTCAAGGAAATATAGTTTCTCAAGAGGATTTTTCAGACCTCATAGATAGTACTTGGAACGTATCAGACGACGGCTCTGTTTCAGGGGCTACCGGACCAACAGGAGCTACTGGCCCTACAGGTCCATTTTTAGGTGGAAAATATGGGGAATTATATTCAAATACTGCAACAGGAGCTTTCAGCGAAACAATAGCTGCAGGAGCCACTCTAAATTGGACTACTGGAAGGGTAGGAAATACAAACGGGATTACAGGCGTTAATGGAATTTACGGAGTGACAAATGCTTCTTTAACCATACTTACCACTGGAGTTTATAGTGTTACAGCATCTGCGAACTTTGTAATGAATGTGGTTAGCCCTGGAAATGCTTACGATCCACTAAGAGTTAGAATAGTTGTTAATTCTTCTAATGTTGCCAAATTAACATTTGATGTTTCTTACGAGAAAGCTTCATGGACAGCATTTTATTCATTCACTGCCGGTGATAATATAAGGGTTAGATTTTTTAATCCCTCTTCCGGTCAAATCAATGTTAGCACTGGGTCTTTCTTTTTAAACGTTTTACAAATTCAGTAACGTGATTTATTTTCAGTGTATTTAGAAACTGTAGGAAAAAAAGTCGATAAAAAAATAAAACATAAAGAATGGAAGTAGTTAAAAGAAATGGTTCAAAAGAGAAAGTTAAATTAGATAAGATCTTAAACAGGGTTAAAAAACAATGTTATGGATTGAATATGGACTACATCGAGCCGATGGAAATAGCGAAGAAAGTGATTCATGGCTTGTATGATGGTATTTCTTCAGTGGAGCTAGACGTTTTAGCAGCAGAAACTGCTGCAGCTTTAACTCCAACCCATCCAGATTATTCCATTCTAGCTTCCAGAATTTGCATAACTTCCCTCCATAAGAGAACTCCGAAAAGTTTTTCCCAAGTAATTGACCAACTTTATAATTATGTTGATCCAAAAACTGGCGATAAAGCTCCTATGATAGCTGATGATGTCTATAAAATTGTAATGGAAAATTCACAAGATATAGATTCCCAGATTATAACAGATAGAGATTTGGACTATGACTATTTCGGTTTTAAAACCCTAGAAAAATCATACCTCTTAAAAATAGATGGACAACCTGCTGAAAGACCACAGCAGATGTTAATGAGAGTTGCAATAGGAATTCATAAGGAGGATCTAGCATCAGCTTATAAGACTTACGATTTGATGAGTCAAGGATTTTTCACACATGCTACGCCAACTCTTTTTAATTCAGGAACTAGAAGACCACAACTTTCTTCTTGTTTCTTGATTTCTATGGACGATGATTCAATCCAGGGAATCTATAAAACTCTTTCAGATGTTGCTCAAATATCTAAAAATGCTGGTGGAATTGGAATTCATATTCATGACATTAGAGGTACTGGTTCTTATATCAAAGGAACTAACGGAACCTCTAATGGAATTATCCCGATGCTGAAGGTGTTTAATGAAACGGCAAGATATGTTGACCAGGGAGGAGGGCGTAGAAAAGGTTCTTTTGCAATTTACTTAGAACCCTGGCACTGTGATGTTGAGGATTTCTTAAATCTTAGAAAAAATCACGGGAAAGAGGAGCTAAGAGCTAGAGATTTATTCTTGGCTCTATGGATTCCAGATCTTTTTATGGAAAGAGTAAGGGATAATGGAGATTGGACTCTTTTCTCACCAGACGAAGCCCCAGGACTATCTGATATTTATGGTGAAGACTTTAAAAGCCTTTACACTAAATACGAAAGAGAAGGAAAGGGAAGAAAAACATTTAAGGCTCAGGATCTTTGGTACAAAATCATTGAAGCACAAATAGAAACAGGGGTTCCATATATGCTTTACAAAGATCCAGCTAATTCAAAATCCAATCAAAAAAATCTAGGAACTATAAAATCTTCAAATCTTTGTACTGAGATTATAGAGTATTCAGATCCAGAAGAAACTGCAGTCTGTAACCTTGCATCGATAGCCCTTCCAAAATTCATCATACCAGGTAAAAAACCGAAGTATGATTTCAATGCACTGAAAGATATAGCCTACACTGTTACGTTCAATTTAAACCGGGTTATAGACGTAAATTATTATCCCACAAAAGAAACTAAAAAATCAAATTTAAAACACAGGCCTATTGGAATAGGTGTTCAGGGTCTAGCTGACACTTTTGCCATATTAAAAATTCCTTTTGAATCTGATGAGGCCAAACAATTAGATCGTGAAATATTTGAAACAATCTATTATGGAGCGATGGAAGCTTCTGTACACCTGGCAGAAACTGAAGGTGCTTATGAATCTTTTAAAGGCTCACCTCTTTCTGAGGGGTTATTCCAATTTGATTTATGGGGAGAAACACCTTCTACTCGTTGGAATTGGGATGAATTAAGATCTAGAGTTATCAAAAGTGGGGCTAGAAACTCTCTCCTTCTTGCTCCTATGCCTACTGCTTCAACCAGTCAAATTTTGGGTAACAATGAATGCTTTGAACCATTCACTTCTAATATTTACATAAGAAAAACCTTGTCTGGAGAATTTCCAGTTGTTAACAAACACTTAGTAAAAGACTTAGTAAAACTTGGATTATGGAGTGACAACTTAAGGGATAAGATTATTATCAATAATGGATCTGTCCAAGATATAGAAGAAATACCTTCGGATATAAAGTCAGTTTATAAAACTGCTTGGGAAATGAGTCAAAAAATTATAATAGACCATGCAGCAGTTAGAGCTCCTTTTATTTGTCAGAGTCAAAGTATGAACTTGTTTGTTCAAGACGCTAATTTTGCAAAACTTTCTTCTGCTCATTTTTATTCTTGGAGTAAAGGACTTAAAACTGGAAGTTATTACATCAGAACCAAAGCAGCTACGACAGCAATTAAAGGTTTAGGAATCGATGTTTCGAACATCAAAGAAACACCTTTAAAATCTCAGGAAGAAAATTACAGTGACTTAACTTGTAGTATAGACAATCCTGATGATTGTATTGCATGCGGATCGTAAAATAATTCTTGTAAATGAACATTAAAAATTTTGGTGAGTTTTCTAGCAAAGGGATTCCATGTATCTTGTTTGTTGGACCTCCTGGTTGTGGAAAAGGAACTCAATCTGAAATCTTAAGTGAAAAAACTGGATTTTTGCATGTTTCAACAGGAGAGATATTGAGAAATTCAAAAAGTCCAAAGATTAAAAAAATGATGGCAACTGGTGAACTTTTACCAGATGCTATTGTGGATAGTGAATTGGAAAATTTTATAAAAGAAAATCTAGATTGCCCAGGATTTATTTTTGATGGATATCCAAGAAATATAAAACAAAAATTTTTTCTGGAGGAAATATGTGATGAGAATGGTTTAGAAATAAT